TGTTCATTACAATCCCAGTCTTTCTTTGCGGCACACCTTGCAGGAGTTCTCCCACATGATGATTCCGTGGGGGCAGCGACGGGCTTCCATCTCCGGTGTGATGACATGCTTCCCGTAGTTCGGGTCTTTGGCGTTCTTGAGGTACCGTTTGATCGAGTCCACGGTAATCATGGAACATTGCTGATCGGAGCAGTGGTTGGGTTCCCCATCGCAGGTGCAATGCCAGCGCCAGCCGAAAATGCCGTCGTACCACTTCGGCTTGCAGCCAGCGGCGACGGCCATCTCGAAGAGCTTGTCGTTTGTTGCTTTCTTATCTTTAATGACGAAAGTCATCATCTTCTTCCTCTTCTTCCTGCTTCGGTGGAATCACGAAAATGTTCTTGCTCGGACAGTACGGATTTTTGCACTCCGGGTGTCCGTTGTAAAACCACATGGGATGTTCACAGTGCGAACAGGTCATAATCCAGCATTTCGTCCGTGCTCATGGCGTCCACACGGTCATAGAGTTCCTGTCGATAAAGTGCATTCGGGAGGCTCTGAGCCTCGCCACGGCGAACCTTACCGATCTCTTCCCAGAAGATTGCCAGCTTGACCCGGTGCCGCATCTGTGACGCCCGGTAGTCCCGGTACGAGTTCCAAACGTCCCTGAGGATTCCCATTACTCTTTCCAGTCGTGTTCCCAGACGTTATTTTCGGTCGGACACATCTTGCAGAAGTTTCCTACCTCACAACCGAAATGAGCGTCCTTGGGATGGTTACAGCACTTTCCAATGCCCATCGCCTTCTTGACCACGATCTCAGCCGCTTTGCGGGCCATGCCTCGTCCTTCAACCAGACGGGTGACGCGACGTTCGAAATCGCTGTGCCATTGAGGATCGACTTTCTCCAGAGCCTTGCCGAGGTCGGATGGATAGACTACAGCGATGTCGTAATCCACTTCGGCTTTTTCGTCATCGTTTGTGGCGGCGAAGTGGATGCCGTTATGGTTCCGCGTCAGATTCGCAACCTCATCGAAGAACGCTTCGAGCTTTTCGAGTCTAGTCATCGTCGTCTACAACCCCCTTCAGATACTCCGGGCTTTCTGGGTTGTAAAAATCATCCGTATAGATGGACATGATGCGTTCCTCTTTGTAGCCGAACGCACGACCGAGGTTGCGGTGAGCTTCGACCGCAATGTTCGCCGGAGACCCAGTTTCACGTTGTTTCCACAGATCGGTTAGATCGTCGCCCCATACAATCACGTCACCGCCACTGGAATCTTCTTTAGCGAATCGAACGTCAGGAAAGCCGTGGGGACGCATACGGAGCTTGCGCAGCACTTCATCCATTGCTTCATCACTGACAACAACGGAGCCCGCACGACGGTATTTGCCACAAGGAATGATAAGAGTGGGTTCTGTACGCCAGCGTTCGACTACCAGAATCGAACGATCCACCAGTTCTTCCTCGCGTAGGAGGAGTCTCCACCAGCGAAGCACTTCTTCTTTGTTGGGGACGATGATCTCTATGGACGCCACATAGAAATAATACCGCGAGAGGAGGTTCCTTGGGAAGAGAGTTGGTGCCCTCGGCGGGATTTGAACCCACGACGCACGAGTTTAGAATTCGCCGCTCTGACCTGACTGAGCTACGAGGGCTTTGGTGGGGCAGCGGTGAATCAACACCTGCGCTTGCGCTACTGCCCCATGGCACACCCGGTGGGATTCGGACCCACATGCGCGGTGTTAGAGACCGCTGTTCTGCCAGTGAACCACGGGTGTATTTTCAAAAAGACAATCGTCTTTTATTCCGTACAAAACTTGGTGGGCGGTGATGATTTGACTCACCCAGCTTTCGCTGTTTTACCGCCCGTGGCACGCTCGGAAGGACTCGAACCTTCGACCCCTCAGTTAAATACTGAGTGCTCTGAACAAACCAACTGAGCTACGAGCGTATGGTGCGCGGTGAAGGAATCAAACCCCCGACCTCCGGGTCTTGCGACCCGGCGCTCTAACACTGAGCTAACCGCGCATGGTGGGCACCCCAACTTTCGCCAGAGCACCCGTACAAACTTGGAGCAGACGCCGTGACTTTCGTCTCGGTCGCGAATAGAATCTCTTCGCCGTAGCAATCCGTCGAAGCAATCCCTCAACGCCTTTTCGTCCGCGTGCATATTAAGCCCCGATACGATCCTGTATCGGATAGCCTCCCTCAAACTTCAAAAAAAGATTTGGAGCAGGAGCAGCCTCCGCGTGTCTCCACAAACCGTAGTTCGAGAGTACACGGCGCTGCTCCTGCGTGAGCGGGACCGTGGCGACAGCCGTCAAACCAAGGTTGTCGTCCGGCTCCGAAAACACGGAGTACCCGATTTCTTTGTCTTTCAACTTGTTGATAACACGGAGTAAAGCGGACTTGTCCGGCACGCCGATCACCACGAGATGCGGAATCTGATCGTAAGACGGATCGAGACCCTTCGCCATTTCAAACGTGGCGTGGTTGCTTTGAACTATCTGTTGTGCTAGGGAAATGTCTTGCCGAACGAAGACGTAGAAGTAGTGTGGTGCTGGTTGCTGCTGATTAACCTACAGATCGCCGATTGCTTTACGCATTTGGTTTGCGCTCCTAAACATGAGATGTGGTAGTTCTCGAAAAGGTTTCACGTGCGAAAAAATAATTTCTTGAAAAAGCCGACCAACCGTTCACGCCATGAGAGATTGATCCAAACCGCTTTCCACGTTCCCTCATGTGGCAGTACAATCACGCCCCGGCATGGCGGCACAACCAGAACACTCAACCCGTCAATCGAGCCTTGAATCGTAAGGCAGCCGCCGCCGAGATTCTTGATGACCATCTCACGACCGAACTCCGAGACTGGCAGCGTGATAGTCAATAGCGGCTCCGGCCCATGCGTTCTTTTTCGTTGTTCGTCCGAAGCCATTCCAGACGCTTTGCGATAGCAGCGTCGATCAGCTTCTCCTCAAACCGATCAATTACGAAATCTGTGAGTGACGGGATAGGACACGTCAGACGGGTATGAATTTCCAGTTGTCCGATGCGCACTTCAAGATTGCGAAGTCTATTTCGCTTTCTTTGTAAGCTCGGCACGGTACTCTTTGAAGAACGGCGTTGCCCAGACTTTCCTGTCGATGCCATTTTGATCCGCGTGAATCCAGAACCCAAAAGCTTCTTCGGTAAAAACCGGATGCGGCTTCAGGTTGATTTCGCCCTCCCAATACACACTACCATCGGGCGAGAAAATTTTCAAGTGATCGCCGTCGCGAAGATAATGCAGCCCGTCATACGACCAGCGTTCGTGAGGCCAATCCTCGGTCGGCGGCTGAATGAAACGTTCGTCCTGAATCGCCCACCACCCACCCTCAGTTCCGGTCTCGGAATGCAGGTGGAGTTTGCCGTGGATTACTTGTGGAGCCATCTGCGTGCCCACTCCGTGAGGGAACCCGTCTTGCCCGTCGTTGGTGTCGTCACGATGCCCTCGTCTTCCAGTTTCGTTTCCGGAACTTCGGTAGTTGTCTCTTCGCCGGAAGGCGTCTCCACCGTTTTTTCAGCGACCATGCCAGTTGCTTTTGCGAACTCTCGGCCCTCTTCTTCAACGTCGTAGCCGGGTTTGAACAGGTCTTTCTTGTTCACCTTGCCTACAATGCAAATAGCCTCAGCGTCAAGAGCCCCGACACCGGAGAGATTAACCGTATCCTGTGCTCTGTTTTGTGAAACATGGGCACCATAGGTACGCATGATCCGCTGCTCTTCAATCCATTCCTTGATTTTCTGCTCTTTTTCTTCGTCAGTTTCGGCCTCTTCGGGAGCGGAGGGAAAATTGACTTGATCGTAGGTGAGTCCGGCTACTTCATTCGCCTTAAAACGATCTGCCTTGTTGAGCGAACGCTTGGATTGTGCGTCAGGATCGAATGGAACGTCAAAGGTCGGAGGCGTGGGGGCTTCTTTTTCTTTCCCCGCCGCCCACTCTAGCGCCCGTGTGCCGATGATGAGAGCAGTATTTACATCCTCCCGCGTTTCGGCGAGAGATTGTTCGCCAGAAGGTGGAAAGAATTCTTCCAACTCGGCGGGTGTAATACGAGCAGGGCAGTCGGACGCATGGCTATGCGTAATCTCGGCTGCCCCACAGGTGCAGGAGAACTGGGACATTAGAGTTTCTCGATCTCGTCCTTCACTTCCGTGGCGACCTTCTTCGCTTCACCTTCAACGTCAGCGACGACGGTCTTGGCTTCGTTCTCGGCATCCTTGACGCCAGTGGAAACCGCCGCCTTTGCTACGGCAACGATCTTCTCGGCTTCTTCCTTCGCATCGGCGATGATCTTCTCGGCTTCGGTCTTAGCGTCTGCCTTGATCTTCGCAGCTTCAGCTTGCGCGTCGGCGATGATCGACTTCGATCTCGCGTCGGCGGTGGAAGCGGCGTTCTTTGCCTGAAGCACGATTGCCTTGGCTTGTTCCTTGGCATCGCTGATCCACTTCCCGGCTTCATGCTGACCATCAACGATGGCCTTCTCCACATCGGACTCAACTACTCCGGTGCCGTTCAGGAATGCTGCGTATGCTTCCGCCATCGTCTTGGCGAAAACCACATTGGGAAAATTGACTTCGGTCACGATGCCGGACACGTGGTGCTGCACGCGAACGGAATAGGTGCCGTCTGGGTTCTTCTGTACTGTTGCGTCTCCAACGATTGGAATCATTGCTGTTCTCCTAAATTGGTATTGCCTCAGCCGAGGAGTTCCTAGTGTGTCACCCCGGCTCAACTGCTTAACCGCCGCTACTCCACCAGCCAACCCCTTTTTACCAGTGCGGGCCTAGTTTGCATTCGACCCGAACGACGTTTACAGTGCGTCTGCAAACCGTCACCGGAGGGACACCATCGATCCCTTTATCCAGTGCAAAGCCATCTACGCCCACGGGACTACTATCGGGGTACACTCGTCTGCTGCCCGTGGTCACTGAGGCTATACCTATCTATTCAATACCGGAGGTTTTGACTTTTTCGTAGGCTTTTTCTGCGGTGCAGTGGGGAAATCCGAGGCAGCCATCTCCTAGAGGACACGGCTCAAACGTGTCGTTGTCGGTGCGGCGGGTATAGTGTTTCCAGTGCTCCCAAAAATCGTGAAAAGTTTCGGTGATGGTAAAGTCAATAGTGCGGAGATCAGGATGGTTGGAATCGGAACCGTTTGGGGAAATGGTCATACCATGAAATACCGACTTGATCGGTTATTTCACCAACAATAGTTGCCAGCAGACTCCGAGGGAATGCAGGATCAACTTGTCCTGCTCAGTGACGTGGTCGGGGTTCATTGTGATGTCGTAGGCGTAGTAGACCGCCTTATTTTCAGTCAGACACCACTTGGTATGACGGATGATTCCTTCACAGTGGGGGCACGCAGCAGGACGATTATATCGACTGGAGTGAAATAGCGCGTCCTGCATGGGAGAACCCCCTTAGCTGCGCCAGTACACCCCACCGCTTGGAAGATCGTAGCTATTCCCATCGTAGCGGCATAGGAAGTGCTGCCAACCATCGGCAGCGACCGCATCAGATGCGGCTTCATCGATGTTCAGTCCGGCAATACGCATCGCCTCTTTGACGGCGTCCTGCTTGCCATAAATGTCCGCCAGATACTCGACCGGGTCTTTCAGACGCTCGGCGGCTTTCGCCTCAACCCATTCGTCGGATGGTTCAGTCTGCTCTTCAAACGGCTGACCTTCGGAGTCGAACTCGCCCTCGTCGTCCTCTTCACCTTCGGCATTGTAGCGGACGATCTCATTGCCCTCGGCGTCCTCGGTTGGGTCCCAACCGTAGCTGTCCGGGTTATTGCGGACATCTTCCTCCATGTCGCTCATAAGTTGATCGCGGAGGTTGTCAGTGTCGATGTAGCTTTCCAGCCAGTCCTGATTGAAAATTTCGGGTTCACTTTCGAGGTCTTGCTTTACCTGCGCGAGAGCTATTGCTTCGGCATCTTCCTCGGTTTTGGCGACGTAGTAATAGTCGCCGCTGATGCCGTCGATACGGGCGAGATTGTTGCTCTCCAGTTCGACTTTGATACCATAATCGTCGAGATCAACGTTCTCTTCCTTAAAAAATTCGATGACAGCAGTGACCAGATCGTCGTCGCCCAACTCGGTGTCCAGTTCTTCGCGCATACGCGCTTCTTTCTGCTCTTCCGATTCCTCTGGCTCGGCTTCTGGCTCTGGAGCCGGAGCAGCCGGAGCGGGGGTTGCGGGCTGTGCCGCTGGTTGAGCGGGCTGAGCAGGCTGTGCGGGTGTCGGCGGTGCCGGGGGTGTTGCGGGAGCGGCTGGTTCGGTGCGCTCTACCTGAGAATCGTCTTGCTTACGTGCGTTGTCGAGCAGTTCTTGTTCGCGGCGGTCGCGTTCTTCATCTTCACGCCACTGCTCGGAAGGCTGATCTTCGTCTTGGGGAGGGGCTGCTTTCTTTGCTTCGAAATCTGCAACTACTGCGAGGGCGGCTTTCTTGATACCGCGTGCCTTAAAGCTCGTGGCGGCGTCCAGTGCTTGCTTGATGATATCCTGTGCCATGTTCGTTCCCTCTCAGGCAACCTTCTGTTCACAAAATCCAACTGTTCATTACGAATGAACGTCCGGGGACCGAAGTCCCCGGTTCTGTTGCAAGGTGCCGTTCAAACCCCGCCAGCAAACCGCAATTAAGCGGCTGCTGCCATTGCCATTGCCTTTGGAGCGTTAGCAGTTATGTTTTCCGTGTCCGTTGTACGCCGCCGCCGTGTTGCAAATTAACGGTGGTCGCCAGCACCACATCGGTGCCTCGGTAGGCCACAGCATCCGGGGTCGTCGCTCTCTGTCTCATGCATCTCCGTCGAAGCCTTGTCACGCCCATATCGCGGTGCAAGTGTCCATCAATTTGAATTGGTGGACGTGCCCGGAATCGAACCGGGGTCCGAAAATGTGAATCAGCGCGTTTCTCCATCCGGTATGACGTATGCCCAGCCTGTACGCCGAAACGTCAGGCCAAACGGTTCTCCGGATGGTATACGACCATCACTACTATAGTACCAGAAAGTTGGGGTATTTAGTTAGAAAGTTTCCATCTGGTAAGGATCGACGTTTTCCTTGCCTTTTTCCAACCACTTACGGACGGGCCCGGCGATGCCCTCAAACTGCTCAAGCGGGAATCCGAGGTAGCCGATGACTTGCCCGTTGTAGTCCAACCGGAGCGCCCCGTTGGTGATTCCGACGCCGGGGACTTTCTTGAGTTCGACCTTGCTCAAGGCATCCCGACCCTGTGCTTTTAGCTGATCCCACCACTTTTTGAATGTGGGGAAGTCAAAGAGACCCCGCAGTCTTTACAGCCCCGGTCTTTTGGGACTGCTTCCACTCCCAATTCTGGAGAGCGGCCATCGCTGGCATACGGTACATGTTGTTTTTCTGCCACGCTGGATCGAGGAACTCGATGTTGTGAACCTTGCCGTCCGACCCCGGCACACCAGCACATACGGTGCCGAGACGGGGGTGTTTGACCTTCACGTAGCCGTCTTCCTCGACGACCGTCATAGTCATCTTCTGCTTGGCTCCAGTGCGAGGCTGCTGGGGAGCCTTCGGCTGAAACCCTTTGGGGAAGTTGATGCGGCTCTGACCGGGTTGCTGAGCCGTGGGGCACGCCCCGGCGTGCGCCTCGACGCCGCCTGACCACTCCACCATAGCTCCGGGAGCGATGGGTTTGCCGCACTTCGGGCAAACCGTATTCTGGTTCGGCTGATTGACCAGACCGTAGCCGATCTGTCTGAAATACTTGGCGATCTTGCTGACAAGGGCGGCTTCTTTGACACAGGAAGCCCCGCGCATCCCCAATGCTTTCATCAGGCGAGCCTCATCTTCCCCGTTCGGGGGAACACCGGGGGCCATATAACCTTGATCGCCTCGATCCTGCGGGAGAAGTGCAGGTTGACCCTGCGGCGGTTCGTCTTGTTCAGCTTTACGTTGAAGTAGGGGATTCATGGGAAAAACGTCCTCACTTCAAGTATATGAAAATTAGGGAATTTATCCGCCTACGCTAAAATACTTTGCGGAAACGGAAAGGCTGTCTTTGGACGCCCTTTCTTACCCGTGATTCCCATCCCCTTGGCTACATCGGAAACCATGTCGGACGAGACGCCCACCTGTGCCGCCACGTGAGTAAACTTTGCCGTGGGGTTAGCAGCCAGAACCGCCGCGATCTGACGGCGACGTTCCGAGATGGGACGGTGTGGGATCAACCCAGCCGCACGACCTTGATCGATCACGTAGCTTTTTGACATTCCCAGCGTAGAAGCTAAAACCTCCGGATCGATGTCCGGCATCTGCTTCAGAGATTCAACGACAAGATTGCGGCGATAGCCATGAGGCAAACCGCCAGTTTTCAGACGCCCGTATTGGCGTTGCTTTTCGAGATGGTAATCACAAAGCTGAACACTGTCCTCGGAGAGAGGCAGGGTGCAGAAGCGGCAGAGTCCAGCGGCAATATTCTTGAGTTGGTGTTTGCGTGTGTTGATCGTATCGCGATTCGTGGTAGGCACGTTTACACTCCGGAATAATTATTTCGTGGTCGCCCCTCACCCAGTCTGACACGTTCGTACTTGTCAAACTCGCAGAGGCAGTTTTGAAGGTCTTGAGCCGACAGCTTCGGATATTTGAAGTCCAGTTCTACGTAAGGACTGATGAGGGCTTTCAACTTCAGCAACTCTACCCGCCATTCGCTATCATCCCAGCGGTAGTCTACCGGACGATTCGTAACGCGAGCAAGCCCACGACGGCTGCCCGGTCCGGGAACGGCGAACTCCCACCAGTCAAGGCATCGCTCCAACCAAGGCGTGAACTTCGCGTCGGCTATGATCTGCCCGGAGATGAATTCACCCATACCATTGAACTGCGTCAGCCAATGGTGGATGGCGTGGAGGCTGCTGGAGTAACCGTTGATCTCATCCCTATGTTCGTAGAGTGGATCGAGAACTTTTTGAGCCAGATATTGCGCTTTGGAAGGGAATCCCTTCTTGGCGGGAACGATGTAAACGCCAGTGAACGCTTTCTGGTGGTCAGCAACCAGAGAGTCAATCACATCGATGAAATTTTTCGGATTCCACGGTATCGGATAGCCCATGCGTTCCAACGTCGGAGGCCAATTCACGAGGCGTGCGACCGCCATTGCAAACCAGACATCGGAATCGTACTTGTGCGGTTCGCGCCACTCGTTGGCAATCCACTGCGTCACCTTGTCGAGTTCGCGGTAGACGTTGCAGAAGCGATAGTCACGAAGGATCGGATCAGTCGTCCAAGGCTTCGGTTGTCCATCTGCTTTACGCAGGTAGATAGCGTGGCGTTCTTTGATCCAATTTGCGAGGGCTTCGACTCTCATAGCAGTTTGTAAGAAACAGTCGCTCCACCGTTGGTGCGGCTCCCGCCGATATACTCCGCTCGGAGAATCGGCTTCACGCTTTTGTATTTCAGATTCGTTTTGCCCGTTTCCACATAATACCGCAGACGAGCCTCGATCTCCGGGATGTGGGCTTTGCGAAATTTGAAAGTGCCATCGACCGGGGATTCCGGATTGTTATCATCGGAGATTGAAAAACCAACTTCGCAACCGAGATGACCGACCAATCCTCGCAGGAAACGAAACATGAAATTCGCCAGTTTCTCTCCGTATGGGTCATGGGGAACGTAGAACATCACGTGACCACGATTGCGAAAATTTGCGCTTAGTGTGTCGAACCCCTTGAGTTTAGTTAAATCTGGATCAGGATCGCCCTGACAACTGCTGGTGGTTACGACACCGAGATCATTGAGCAAACGCACGATGCCGACGACTTCAACATCGATCTCTGCACCGGGGAGTCCCGCTTCGTTTAAGAGTTCTGGAATAACAACAGAGGGATGATCTACTCGCATTTCAAGAGTGTAGCATAGCGAGTATCGCCAAGCCAACACCGATTGAAAGACCAGTTGCAATTGCAAGAAGACGAATCTGCAAACGACCGTGGTTTGCGTATCGACGCATCGCCTTGAAGTATTTCTCCCAGTGTTCTGGAGGAGAGTTGGGGAGGGGCATTAACGGTGGAATTGGGATTCCCATTAGACCTCTTCAGCGTGACCAGTTCGAGCGGCGGTCACATCATTCAAACGGCGTCTCAGTTCGTCCGCCTCTTTTTCCTTGCGGCGGCGTTCGCTTTCCTCACGAAGAAGATCAAGCTCTTCCTGCGTGCAAATGATGCTTTGATCTGGATCGACTTTGCTCGGATTGCCGAATTTCTTAAAGAACGACATGGCTGAAACCTAAGACCTCGACTTCATTCTGAAGACTATTGTCTTTCTGGAAGACAGCACCGAAACACCAGATGTCACCATTCTCCAAGATAGTCCATTCTTGGCAGAGCTTCAGTGTTCTGCTCATGACCTTCTTCGGCATCTTGATTGTATCGACGGCGAAACCAGTGTTGTGAAGCGCCGTGAACCAATTGAGCACGTCATCCAAAGTGATCGGAAATTTGACGGGAATACGCATTAAGAAATCAACCCCGTCTTCAGAATGCCTTCACGGTAAGCATCCATCATGTTCATCATCGCCCAAACCGGAACGGGAATTGGTTCGTGCTTTTCGTCCACGAACTTCACGTTGCCGTTCTCGTCTTTCTTGAATTGCCCGACAACGACATACTGATTGCCTTCCGTCAACAACCATTCTTCGGCAGTGTACATAAAACCTCCGTTAGAAACCGAGCACCCAGCTAATGATGACGTTGACGCCGGAAGGTAGAACCAGCGGCGGCAGCGTGTAGTAGTTGATGAGCACAACCGAGTTCGCCGGGCCGGGAGGAATCGCAGCCGGATTGAAATACGGAGCCGTCAGCATATTGGTTTCAGTGCTTGGCGGGTTGCTGCCGTAAGTGCCGCCGCCAATCAAACCCATCTCGCGGATGCCTTGCGTGATATTGTCAGTCGTGGCGTTGATAGTGGTCTGGAAATTGACCATGGTCGAGAGCGTAGTCAGCGGATTCTGGTTGCTGTCAACAAAATTGATCTTGGAAACCTGCTTGCGCAGGAACTCGGAAAAAAGTGCAGTCTGCACTGGAGTAGGGTCGGGCTGAGTTTCTGGTGCCCATGTGTTTAGTCCGGCACCGAGCGCCAGTCCCCAGACTCCGTACAGAGGATCATGTCCTTGCAAGTAAGGCGGATTTGGGTCAGTTGGAAACACGTTCGCCATCAATCGGGCAAAGAGCCACTTCGACACGTTCACGATGACGTTGTGTCCCTCGTGCAGGACTTCTCCGTTGTCCTCACGGTAAATCTTGACGTTCACTTCCTTCACGATTTGTCCGAACTCATCGTATAAACGCATCAGTCTTTATCCCTTCCGAATGTACAAGTTGCAGCGATCCAACGTGAACCAAATGAGCAAAAGAAACAGGATGCCTGCATCCAACCTGTCACCGCGAGTCCACGGTTGCCACGGCGCTTGTACCGATGACCACCAGTTTATCAAGCCCATGCCTGCCACTCTTTGGCTCTAATATGCTCCAAGATAGTCCCCAAACGCATTTTCACGCCCGAAGACTTGACCTTGTCCGAATACTCGCCGAGCACTTGACGGATCATCAAATGGGCAAGCACGCCTTCTTCCGCCAGAATGACTCGGTCACCGACTTCGAAGTGCTCGCCGTTGCGAGCTTCTGACTCCAGCCAATACACCAAATCGGCGTTAGAGTGTTGTAAGACTACCTGCGTCAGCATTTTGACCCTCTTCCTGTTTAATACCGGGCTCTTCCTGAACTTCCGGTGACTCCTCTGGAACCTCTGGCATTTGCTCTTCGCGAATATTGCGCCAGCGATAGCGGGGGGTAGGAATAGGATAGTTCAGACGACGCAGTGTGTAAATAGGGGGACGGGTCGGGAAAATCGCCGAACGCCCATCGATAAACTTGACCAGATAATCCCCGGACTCACCGCGATACAAAGCCATGTCCGGACCTGCCATTGCTTCCGGTACGTACTTGCGACCATCGACGGTCACCAGAGATGGGGTGCCGGAAATCGACGTGTACTTCATTTCCTGTTCATCGTTGAACTGTACCGGAGCCGTGAATTCGACCGATGCTGTGCGCCCTTTGAGCAGTTGGTTCTTGAATTTGCCGATGGGAACTGTGCCCGTAGGACGCCCGGTCTGATCGAAAACCAGCACGTACATCGGACGAGGCTGATTCTTAATCGTCTTGCCGCGATACTCGCGGATCAGGCGAGCCACGTCATTGGTGGTCGTCTTCCCCGGCTTCTCATAGGTCAATTCGAGGCGTTTGTACGGTGGGCTCTTGCGGATCGTCTTCCCGGACGCGGCGGTCACAACCTTGTCCTGCGTCTCATTAACAAAACCCTGCGGAATGTTGAAAGTGCCCTCGAAGACCTTCACAAAATCGTCTTCAGTCAGATCGTCATGCTGCTTATCCGAATCCGCTTCATTAGACATACCACGGAAGCAAGTGAGGATCGTGGCGTAGGTCTGAACGATGACTTCGTGCTCATAGCCCATCGTAATCATGAACGCCGACATTTCGTCGCACAGGGCATGGAGAGCCTCGGCGATCAGTTCCGACATGGTCGCGGGTTGTTCCTCAACCAGCGGTAAGGTGATAGAAAACACAGTAAAATTGGGAATTCCGAGGTCAATGCTGATGTTGACACGTGGGTTGTTGTCCCGGATAACCGTGATTTCCAGATTGCCTTGCGGCGGCGAGATGTATCCCAATTTTACTGTGTCGTTTTCGTTCATGCTTTCCTTATGCGTGGAAGAATGAAGCAATCACCATCCCGTTCCAAACGCCCTTACCGTTCGAGACGGACCACGAGGAATTGCTGATGCTGCCACTTGAAGACTGAACCTGCCATCCATCCTGAATGGTCACGTCAAAGCCCTCAATATTTACTTCTGCGTTTTTGCCAGCCGTCCACCCAGACCCAACGGAGATGGTCGGATATGTCGGGTTGTCCGCATAGTTGTCCATGCTAGAGAAAACCAATTCCCCACTTGCGGTTGTTGTGATCGAAACTGAAGAACCGTAACCACCCGCAGCCTTGTCCAAGGCCCCGGTCGTTTTCAACCCGCTAAACTCGTAAATCGAGATGGTGTTCGGGTCATCACTGCCCGTAAATTCGACAGTATTTGCACCGCCAGCACAATTCATTGCGTAAAACAGGATGACTGCTGTCCCGTCTACGCTCGAAGTACAAGCGAGGTTCCACGTATTTCCCTGCGTGTCAACAGGCACTTGGTCATACGTATCTTCGTTATCAATAACACAGATGAGAAGGTTCCCGGCTGTGTTATTGCTGGGGAAGGCGAGTGTGTTGTGGTTAGTGTTTACGGCTGATTGTACGAGCGAAATGGACATTATTGAGTCCCTCCTACTAAAGAAATTGAGTAGTCGGGGGACTGACATAGAGGACAATTTTGACTTTTGATTCTACGATTTACGTGCCATCTAGTATGTTGTCCTTTGACGGCGGCTTGTCGGAGAATGGGTGTCAATTCGGGTGGGTGGGTTTTACCGTAGAACGGGTTCTTTTCTCCACTAACTCGATCAGAAATTGCTTGCCGCCAACTATCATCCATGAAAGCACGATTAACTTTTGCGTCACGCCGTTTCGTTGACCAAGGCTTTCCGATATGAGAATCAGAAAGGATTTTTCTGACTTCTTCTGAAACAGGCGGTTTAGGGCGTCCTTTCATTGCCAACGACTGTTTGCGTCTTTGTTCTTTTGATAGGGAATGCCCTGCTCGACTCTCAGCAGAGGGAAGAACATTGTAACCATTTTCACGTCGATAAGGTTGAATGTCATTTAACCAGAGTTGTTCTCGAAGCATCAGCCAAATACGATCCGGGACTTCTTCAAGAACGAAAAAATCAAAAGCGACTTCTCCATATTTATTCCACGCAGCCTGTAGTATCGGGTTCGTATGAGTGCCGACACGAAGACGATGTACGTGACGAATCCAACGTCGCTTGATGTCTACGGCTGAACCTATGTACAACTTTCCATTCGTGACATTCAAAATCGCATAGATGCCAGAAACTCCGTATTGTAAACCCAAGTAATTCATGCTCTTATGTTAATCCAAATACAGAGAGTTCGTCACCACCGGAAATCTCCCACACAGCGTCAAGTCGGGGCGATACAAGCCCAGCCGGATGCGTCGAATCCCAGCCCGCCACTTCACCTGTCGGCAAACTTGTCACCCTATCGACGATCTGTACCCACTGCGATGGAATCGTAAATGTTGGGGTTGGCGGCATGTTCGCAGGGTTCGGCGTAGCAATAAGCGGCGGTGCCTGAAGTAGCACATACTGCCCAAATGAAAGCTGGTATGCCGATGAGAGTGTCGGAGCGACATTTCCAAATCCAGACTGAGGCGTATCCGACAACGCCAGTGTATTCGAAATCTGGAATGTTCCTCCGGAACTCACCACACTCCATGAACTGGGACTCGTGGCGGGTGGTTGGTTAAGGCTTGTAACCAAAGCTATGTAAAGCAGTCCGTTCGAGGCGGTGACAATTTGTCCCTGCGTATAGGTCACGGTTGCATTCCACGGTGCTGGAGGAGCAACTACTTTGATTCGAGCAGTGCCGTTCAACGCGCCCGTACAGCCTGTGATTGTAACCAACTCACCATCATGCAACTGAAGCTCAGGTGGTACTAGCGTGCCGCCGATGCCGCCTTGCAGGGCGGTATAGGTGTAGGTCGCGTTGTTGCCATCAGACACGGTGTTCGTGACCGTGAACTGAATCAACGGAAGGTTTGCCCATCCAGTAGGTGACAGCGTTGGCGATAGCTGTTGACCCCACGCCGACAGCGTTGTAGTCGGATTGATGGGGTTAAGCACGGGAGCCTGAATCAACATCTGCTGGAATGGCGGCTGCTCGATCTGTTCAATGATGATCGTTAACGTGTCCTGAATGCCTGTGCCTGTGCAGTTTGAGTTCAACCACTGTTTCTGATACAGGGGCTTAAGCTGTGACGGTAACGCATCGTACTCATCAACGGTCAACGCGGGTGCCGGAGTATACGCCACAGTGCCCTGCGTCTCAGCAGTGGATGGGTATGTAGTCACGGTGATAGTGCCCGAATCGGGAGTTCCCACATAAAGAGCGTGAGTAAAGTTGGCGGTAAACTGTGTCGAGGACAACCCACTGGGGAGTACAGTTACCGTTTGCCCGTTCAGGAAAGTCGCGGTCTGCATGTTTGAAAACGTGACTGTCATTCCTGCCACGAAGTCATTGTCAGCCGTCACAGTCAATACGTTTGAACCGTCAATGGCAATTTCGGAAATGACCGCCTGATCGGTATAACTCGCCGTGAACTGTGTTGGCGATACTGTGAGTACGGTTGCCTGCTTACGGATCGGCAGCACACTATTCAACCATGTCGCGTTGCCGAGATTGACGAAGATGACTTTCTGACCCGGCAACAGAGTCGTAACGGCGTCCGCTGTTATTACGCCGCCAGCATACGAGATGTTGGTAACCGGAGGAGAAATGTTCTCGTAGGTAACGTTGTGGTCGATGGTGATCGCTCCAGACGTGAAGCTCCAACCGGGTACGGACGAACCGGACGTGCCGTCGCCCTGAACGGCAGTGACCAACTGGAGATTGCCATTTGAATCCACCAGAAACAGATCGACGAGATACTGAGTGTTTTTCTTCCAGAACAGCGGCGGGTTAATCAGCACGTAGCCGTTCAGCGTGTAATACGCTTGCTGTGTGGGTGGGATGACTTGGTAGCCCTGATCTGTTAAATAGGTCGGACTAAGTAAGCAGTCGAGGTTATCGTCAGTGCCGAAAACGGTCGTGAACTCCAACCCCACGTGCGCGGGCTTGGCGAGATCGATGGCACCGTACAAACTCTGGGTGATCTGTTGCAATTGGTTCAAACTGGTGATGTCTTGCAGCGGGTTATTACCACCGATGTTGACCGAGACCTTGATAGCGTTGCGGTCGGACTGATCGTAAAATGTTCCGATCTGTTTGTAGAGTTCCTCGACCACGATTTGTTTGCCTGTGTAGGCTTCGATCACGTCCTGAATCGCCTGAACCGTACCGCCCTGACGATACGCAGCGATTAAATCCACCAGCATGGTCTGAAAATCGTTGTCGAACTGCGTCGGCGAAGGCCAATTGTTCGATACATAGAGCGGGTCGGCCCAACGGCGACGGATGTCAGGCGGCGTCAGGAAAGCCGGATTCTTGTTGACCAGATCGTAAGCGTAGAAATACTCGAAGCGAGCGAGTTCTATCGCAACGGCTCGCAGGATGTTACCCCACGTGCTCTGATCGTTGGCGGTCAGGTAGAAATTCGCCACGCCCTGAATCAATGAGTTAAGACGGGCGTCTTCATAAATCAGGAGGTCTTCGCGTGTCCGCTGATATAGCTCATCGGGAGGAATCGTCATGATTAGCTCCCCTGAATGTAGCTGATGGTGATCTTCCCGGTCGTCAGATATTCCGTAGACGATACGGTGATGTCCTTAGTTCCGGTTTCATCGAACACCTGATAGGTGCAGAAGTAAGACAGAAGACCGGGGCTGGCAACATCGTTCGGAATTACGATGGCGATGCGTTGATCGTAATTGGAGCCCAACGGAGTGGTCGAATTGATCTCGTCATTGACACCGAAGATGTAGAACGAACCCGGCGTTTGTGTGCTTGCAATCGAGGTTGCAGCCGGGGAATTTGTCAGGAAGTCCTGCACGGAAGACGCACGGCGGAATTGCTGACCTTGATACAGCAGTGAAACCACGGCGTTTGATTCACCACCCGATGGAATCGTGGTGTCCGGCAGGACAGCCACGGTCGTAATGAAGCTGTTGGCTGGCAAACCATTTACACCCAGCGGGGCAAATGCGGGGTCTTGAATCAGCGGCATCCACGCCGTTCCAGTGGGAATGACTACGCCGATGTCGTAAGAAGCATCGGATTTCGCCATCTTGAGGAATGGGACTTCCACACTCTGAACACCGTTGACCGCCTGAATCGCGGCGATAACGGTAGACTGATCGAGTGTGCCGCTCGCATTGTCGAACACGATGCTGATAGCGGTACGGATATTCTGATCCACCACATCTGCCGAGGCGTTAGCCTGCAATGTAACCGCGATGGTCAGATCGACCGGACTCGCAACCATTGCTTTGACCAGTACGTCGGCTGCTGCGGCTTTAGTCTGATTGATCTGGTTGACGAGAATCTGTACGAACGCCGGATAAAGTGTGGAGATCGTGAACGTCTCCACTGTAAAGTAGGAAACGATGACGGTGCCGCCGTTGGCGATTGAGCCCGTCGCGATACGCGCCAAATTCCACGCTCCGGTTGCGTCCTGCGTAAGAGTGAAATCGAGATTCTCACGCATTACCTTGCCGTTGAAAGTGACTTTGATGTAACGGTTCTGAATCGGAATCAGAGCGCCAACGAGACCCGTAGAGCCCGTGACATCCAGACCGCCATCAGTAGTGTTGTACTGTCCATCCCAACCATCGAGCGTGAGAGCCGTTCCCAGCACGGTGCCGCCAGCCGAATTGGGGATCAATTGGTTCAGATAACTCTGCGGCAACCACGTGTTGTGTACGAAACCGAAAGCGTTGTCCAGCGGCGTCGGCAGCGTGCCTGTGAGCACTTGTGTCTCATCAGAGATGAACTGCAAACGTTCATAGACCACGAACTTGTTGTAGCTGACGAGCACGTTTTGGTTGTTCTGAATTGCGGAACCCGTTGCTATGCCTGTATCCGATGTCGGGCCGTAGTTGGCGTGAGTAAAGACTGCCGTAAATTGTGTCGGTGACGCGGTTGCAATCGTGACGACTTGGTTGTTGAGGAATGTCGCGGTTGTTAACCCAGTCAGCGTAATCGGGGCTCCCTGCCCGAAGACGTTATTGCACGTGACCGTCAGCACATTGTTCAAGATGGCAATTTGCGTGATCGTCACCGACGAGGTCAAGACATTCAGACCGTATGCATGATACGGGCCGAGAACTACGATGTTGTAGTCCACACCGAACTGGTAAAGCGTCGATTGATCGGTGCTGCGAACTGAGAGAACGTTTTGCGGAACGCCGTTCAAGTCGGTCGGCACGAGCATTGCCGTATCGATCTGTACCGGATTCGCCAACAGAGCCGTGATCGTGGATGTAGTGGGCACCGTAGAAGTGGTTGAAACTTCCACCACATCACCTGCGTTCTGCGATCCGCCCTCAAGCAAGAAATCGGACGTGTGGATCAACTCAATAAGAGAAGAATCCACGTTACCCGTCTCACCGCTTTCGCCCGTCACCGAAGATATCGAAATGATCGGCTGTAACGATGGGGTTTCGCTCAGCGGTGTCTGTTCGCGAGCAATCAGAGAAATTGTGTAAGTACCAGCCGATACGCCAATGATCGTAGCCACAGCCTGCAAGTTCGTGGCTGCGGTGGTCTGCTGGTTAAGGACGTAAGGAACCTTCGCCTGCGTAATGTTTGAACCGACGTACACGTAGGCCAGATCATTCGGATTGACCAGAATGTTGCCGTTCACGTTGTCGAATTGTGCACGCTCCAAACCGAGGTAGAACGTGTTGGTGCCGCGAGAGATCGCCAACTCCACCGCCGAGTACAAATTGGCTGGCAGGCTGCTGAAATTGTTGACTGTGAAACGGATAATGCGCGGGTCACTGAGTGTAAGCTGAAGATACGTGGCCTGCTGACCATAATTTCCGGTCACGCCGTATTCGAATGGAACTTGGCTGTCCTGCTGAGAGAACTGAGTGCCGCGAGTGTAGATGTCTACCGTACCGAAAACGTGTTTCTGACGGATCGGGTCCCAATCACGGAGCATGTCTACATCACCCGCCGCCACAACCTGCACGGCGATGATGCCCGGTGTTGCCAATGCGGTACCCTCGTAACCATGACGAGTTCCGGTGTCCACGCCCGTGACATTCTTAAGCTGAATGCGAGCCGCGAACGAAGAGTTGCTCTCGATATCCGTACCGAAAGCGAATGCCGTGGTATTGGTGACGTTAACGCCAGCAGGAAGACCATTGACCACCTGACGGATGGTTCCAGCCCCCACATTGCCAATCGAGCCTGCGGTGGAACATTCTGCTGGTACGGTAATTGCCCACCAGCCCTGTACTGGGTTGTAGAAGGATGCCAGATTCGCAACGTCGAGAACCGCCGAGCCACGAGTCAGGAAATTCAAAGCCGGAGTGTTGGCGTCCGCAACAGTGGCTACTGTGGCGTTCTCCGGAATCACGATATCAGCCGTAGGAGGCGTGTACACGTAGAAGGTCAGGATGCCCGTAGCTGTAGTGGCCCCATTACGAGTCAACCCAGCCGCCTCACCCAGCAGGTTGAATTGCGTGTCGATCAAATTCTGCGTGTTCTGCGCGTTCAAGCCAAAAGCACGGGCAATCTGCTGCTTGTATTGACTGCTGTTGAACGGATCGGACACACCGTCGCCGTTCGCATCGTCTATTTGTGAGATGGCGCTGATTGAAGTTGAATCGCGAGCGAACCATTCGCGCACAGACATCTGAGACAGTTCGAGAGCGATGGGATCAACAACTACGTCTCGAATTTCAGAACGCGGCGATAGATCGAGATCGGGTTGTTGCTTGTTGATCTGCGCAATAAGGCGTCCGGCGATGTCTTCCTTACGCTGGAGGTACGGGAAATCAGTAGGATTCGCCAGCTTGAGATTGACATAGCCGCACTGCAACGGGCCGCTCTGTTGCGATTCGTAAACCGTGCCGCTGCCGGGGTCTTGGATGACTGTCGAGAACAATGCGTAGAAAGTATCCGACTGGATAAAGCTGTTGGGTACGTTCACGCTGCTGTAATTCGTCGGCAGTGTCGTGTTGACCGTAGTGACCGTGGTGGTGTTGCCATTTACTGTGGTGCTCGTCTCCGAGTCCACAATGGTGTTTACGGAACTGGTGACGTTGTTGACCAATTCTCCGAACTGCGTGTATGGCGGATTGATGCCAGCCGAATCGGTCGAAAGCATGACACGCACGCCGATGAAACCATTAAAGGTTGGGGTAGCCCATTGCAGCGTGCAGTCTGTTTGATCCTTGCCAGCCGTAAGACCAGACGGCGGCCCGATTTGGACTGCCAAATTGCTTTGGAAGAAAATCAGGCTGAACTTAAAGGTCGGTGTGATCGCCAGCGGCCCGAGACACGTCCAAGTAATCTGGGTTGCCCCCACACCATCCGTAGTCGTAGCTCCCACGGTCGTCGCCCATGTCGGCTGCGTGCCCCCGGAGGTTCCGGGAACTGTACAAACCTGAACGTTGCCGTTTGGATCGACAAAGGTATAGCCAACCGCAAATGCGCTATTGCTTGCCCATGCCCCTTGTGGATTGTAGTTGCGTCCGAGGATGATAACGGGCACTTCCTGAACCGATGGAACCAGCGGCACCGAAGTCGTAAACGTGTTTACGTTGTTGGCGGTTGTAAATGTGGTTAAGACGTGGGTCTGATTGTAAATTGAAATCTCAAGCCGAGTCGTGTTGACATCAGCCTCAACGACAAATGGCAGGACGGACGAATCCACCGAAATGGTCTGGCTTCCCAGCGCAAGCTGAGGAGTGACCATCGTCAGAGCCGAAAGTGATACGACTGGTGTAGGCATTAACTATTCACCTGCATCTGGAACGCTAAAGGCACCGTTGTGTTGTTGAACGTGGTAACAGCCGCCGACACCTTAATGGTGGTCGGATCGTCTGTCGCAACATTCGCCGTCACGAACTGAATGTCCTTAATCATCTCTAACGGATCGAGACTCTGAATGGTCTGCTGAGCCTGCTGTACCTGTTGCATAGTGCTCAGAGCCTTCGTCACCGACGTTTGAATATCTGCGTCTGTTAGATTGATACCCAATTTTCGACCCACATAAGACTTCAATGGGCAGACAAATGTTGGGTAGAAAGCGCACCGGGAACTCAAAATCCACTTCAAGCTCTTCTGAGCCAATTTGGGTTGGCGATAAACCCGCAACCAAGCCCCTGAAGTCGTGGGCTTCAAATCATTTAGAACACCCAGCGCACTGCACTTCAAGCAGTAATCCTGCCGGGTAATATATGAAATCTCGATCAATGGCGTCGTAATTCTGACTGGTTTGTTGAACAGGATTTTGTAGAAGATGTCACCCGTGGCGTCTGCATCCATGGAGCGACTGTTGTCACGAATCAGCGACCAACCATAGGTCGGGTCGTTGGATTGGACTTCTTCATTGTGAATCCACATCCGAATGAGGTCCGCACCATTGATCGGAGCACGGATGTTCAGTGTCGTATCCCCAGCGTAGTGCAGTGTGCGAAAGTCGTTGAAGTCTACGACATACCGCTCGAAGGACTGCTGGTGGTCACAACTCCCAATCGTGCGCTGCGTCATGGGATCGATGATGAGAACGTTGTAATCGTAGCTCATGTTAGCTCTGCGGCTGCGGCTCCTCTTTCAACGTGACCGCGTCACCCGGTATCGCCACGCGACCTACCTGCTCCTGCTCGAACTGCGTCGGGTTATCCAACTGCTTGACGCGGTAGCGCGGATTCGATGAACCAGCCGGGTAAACGTCGGTTTGATCGTTCACTAAAACAGCCGAGAAGCGTGGAATGGCAAAATAACCGTTGATTTGACCGATGAGTTCCGGCACTCCGGTCGAAGCGTCGTTGGCACTTTGTGCCTTATCTTCAGTCTTTTCAATAAGATTACGGACGTGGTTCATGTGGAAAACCGAGTCATCCTGCCGCTGAAGCTGCTCTTTCAGGTAAGCTTTGATCGAGGACATGGCGACCATCGGAAGTTGGTCGTCTCGCTGAACATAGGGGAACCAGCCGGAAGTCGGCGGCTGCCACGTCGCTTTACCAAACGTCGGCGACAACTTGTCGTCATTGGCAGTCTGATAGAACTGTTCGAGAGCCCCAGCCGTCTTTCTTAGCTGTTGCGCACGAATTTGGTAGTGCAGCTTGATCCCATTCCAACGTCCGGCAGGGTTGCCGCCGTACCACGTCTGGAAGCTATCCCACTGTGTCTTGGAGAAGTTGCCAAGCCAGTTGAATGGTGGACCGGAATAAGCATAACGATAGGCCACGGTTCTCCCTTACGACACAATCTGAAGGTTATGTGTGTAGACGCGCATCTTCGGGTTGACACCACAAGCGAAGGTGCGTCCACCTACGTCAATGTGAGCGATACGACGCATTCCCACTGAGATGGTCTCGGTAATCATCGACCATTCAGGTCCGTTACCGACCTCGACCGCAACATGCATTCCAGCGCGAATATCGTGCGCACGGATCGCGATCTCGTCGTAAGGTGCGCCTTGAGCCAATTGACTCATAGCTTCAAGCGTCGGAATCGGAGTGGTCGCGGACACCACAACCTCAGCCCCGCTTTCCGTGATGAAATGGATGCACGGTGCTTCGGTAAACATGAAGTTCTGAACTGGCTGCGTCTGATTGACGAGACCATTCTTCACAAAGTCCGCGTCTTCACCGACGAGACAATCCAGACCCAGACCGATCTCCACGTCACAGACCTGATGTGCATCATCCAGCCACATCTCGATGGCAGGGCATCCGCCGCCGCCCCCACCACCGCCGCCCGGAATCGGATTGCCGTTGGTGTACGAAGTCGTATCGTTGTAAGTGACCGACAATGTGCTCAGCCCGTCCGTTGCCGTGTAGCCGAATGTGAGTGGAGTACCCCACGCATACAGCGAAGTCACAGTTTGTGAAATGGTGGTGTGGTACCCGCCGCTGACCGCCACTGGAGCACCGATTGTCGGAGTTCCGAGACTGGTTTTTGTGCCGGAATGAATGCGGAAGAAGTTTGTGCCCGGACTCGTTTGGTTGAAAGTCCCATTGTCTTTCGAGAACACGACCGCCGTAAGGGTAATAGACCCTGTGATCGTAGTGCCCGACACGCCGCCAGTGATGGCGAACGAATAGTTCGTCGGGTTTTGATAAGTGACGCCCGTTGTCGCGATTGTCGCGGCGGTGCCGTTGAAATACGTGATTGCACCAGCGTTGACGAACGATGTACCACTCAGGTATGTCAACACGCCCGTGCAGTTAAGGTTCAACTGGAACGAACTATTCGTGGTTGAGTGCGGCACTGTGATGGAGGTCGTCCATCCAGTCAGCCAACCGGAACCATCCAACACAGGCGTCAACTGAGATGCGAACGTGGCACCATTGGTTAACGATCCGGCGATTGCGACCGAATTACCAGTCCCGAAGAGACCCTGCTGTTCAGGACTCATGGGTTTGGCAAGACTGATCGTGAGAGAATGTGATGCACCATCGGCTGGCATCGTTAGCGGAGCAACCGTAAGCGATCCCAGTGTCGGGTGAACCATGTAAGCAACTTGGATTGGGTACAGATTGCCGCCGCCAGAAGCCGATGTTGCGAATAGATCGTACTTTTTGTTCGAACTGTTAAACCACGCGATATCTTCCGACTTGATCGTCAAGTTGGTGACATCAACGTGAGATGTCGGAGAAGCACCGTTGTACGCTAACGACAGCGCCGTAGGCGAGCCGGATGGATACGGTGCGATAGACAACAATCCCTGCCATGCAGTGTTATCGCCACTGATGCCCGTCTGTCCGGCAGATAGTGCGGATGTATAATCCGGTGCCGTGCCGCCAGATGGCGGATAAACCACGCCGCCAAAGTTGAAAGTATTGCCCACGTTGTCATAGAGCGGAACCGAACCAGAGGTTCCCTCCAAAACTGGAACATACGGGATAGTCGTGTATTGAATGCCAGTGACACTCAGACTCAAAGTCTCACTCTGACCCTGCACTTTCAAATTCGTCGAACCACCGGATGGGGTCAACTGGAGAGACCCTGACGGTGTTGTCGAAGTCGGTGCGGTAGAGATGGATGATACGGGAAGATTCTGTGCGCCGACACCGAGCGGGTTAGCGTTGTTCCCGATACCAGTGTTCAGTTGCCCCTGACCGTAAGTGATCTGGAAATAACCGTTGTCGTCGCCGGAGAACTGAATTGCGTCGAACTGGTTGTAAATCGCGTAGAACGGATAAATACCCGGTGCCGGGAATTTGATGTACGCCCACGTTGTGTTCGGTTGCAGTGCTAACTTACCGTTTGCATTTGCAACCATCAACGGATAGCCGACCCCGTTCGGTGCCGTGCCCGGATATGGATTTTGAACGTTGGCTGCATTGCCACTGGAAGTGCACGTAGCACCGCCGCCGATGTAAAGAGCGAAGCTACCCACATCGCAATTCGAGATGTAAAATGTGAATGTCTGACTGGCATCCTTGACAACGAAATTGCCAGTGATGTCAAGCTGAAAGCCGGGTTGGTCGCTGCCGTTGTTGCCGTTATTCTGGGTAGAGACCGGAACGTTGCCAGCAAATGCGCCAGCCGAAGTCTGGTTCTGCGCGGCCATCGGCTGCGTTTTATAAGCACCACCCTGTCCAATATTGGTTGAATAGGTGCCTGTGCCTGAAATCGGAACGTTCGGGGAGACGGTATTGAAGACCAATGAATTGATGGTCGTAGTTTTCGACGGACCTGACGGATAGCTGACAAGGTCGGATGGGAACCACCCGCTCTTGTTGGCTGTGTTATGCAGATAAAATTTCACCGTGACCGGGCCGACAGCGATAAGGCCGTTGGTTGCCTGCCAGACGATGTCCGCCTGATTAGACGGAGCCACACCAGCGTGTGACGGCATCGTGGCAATAATGTTGTCGGTGCCTGAATTCGCGCCACTCAGCGGAATGCTGAGTGGGTTGCTGACAGCATTGCCCGTGACGGTGTCAACCAACACGTTGAAGTGGTACGTGTTGTGGTTCGCACCTGTAACGGTTACCGTGATTTGTTCTGATACCTGAGCCATCCACTTATCCTTATGTTGCGGTCGTCAACTTCGTCGGGAGGTTGCCTGAAGTCGGCTTCAGAACCAACGCCCCGTCGTTGTAGACATACCACTTAAATGTTGCCGTAGCCGTGACACCGGAATCCGTTACCGAAACCGAGAAGTTATTCGCGGTCGGGTACGCCGATCCCGTGGTAAACGGTCCGGAAAGCTGAATCTTAGCCGTGCCGGAGACCAGCGATATCACAGTTGCACTGAAAGTCGCTGGTACCGTGATCGTCAACTGACTTGGACTCGTGCTGATAACGCCTGTTGCGACCACGTAGAACGCCAAGTTCGGGTTCTGAGGCGGAATCGATGTAACGTTTCCGTTGTCGATATAGCCCAGAATGTTGTTGCTCGTAGAATCAGCGAAATCAATACCCGTCTGCAACGTCAAACCTGAAACCACGTTGATCGTATACACATGCGTGTTGATAGCGCCTGTGTTGTCAGTGACCTTAAGAGTCACGCTTGTGCTGCCAGTCGCCGTGGTGGTACCGGAAATGACACCGCTGCTCGCATTCAAATTCAAGCCGTTTGGCAATTGACCGGAGGCAACGCTGAAGCTGTATGGCGTGAATCCACCACTTGCCGTAATGGTCTGCGTACCAGCGCGACCTGATGTGAAACTCAGGGTGAATGGTGCCTGAAGCGCCAACGTTGAGTTCTGAACTGTCAGGTTCAGAGCTTTTGTCACCGTGTTGGGCGGTATCAACGAGTCGCTCACTTGGAACGTGACGTTGCTGTTAAACACCGCAGTCGGCGAACCAGTGATTAAACCGCTCGACGAGATGCTCAAACCATCGACCGGAGGCGTTGGGCTGGTGATCGACCACGTATACGGAGCCACACCACCGGAAGCCGTCATCTGATAGCCGCCGCCAGACGGGGGCGGATACGAACCGCCGACGCTGCCAACCGGGAGCGAAGTATTGGTGATTGCAAGATCGGTACCCGTGTTCAAATCGACAATGATAACCGCAGTGTGACCCACGGAATCCGTCGCCAGAATTTCAACCGGGTAATTCACAAGTGCAGCACCGGAGTACGTGCCCGTGATGGCTGCCGTAAGACCGAAATTCGAGGCGTTTGCCTGTAAGTTCAAGCCAGTCGGCAAGGGGTTCGAAGCGCAAGTTGAAGTCACGACCTGCCACGTAATCGCATTGGCTGCCGAAGTTGGCATGACGAACGTTCCGGTAGCCATGAGCGTGCCGAGATAAGGAACGCCGCGATTGATGACACCCACGCCACTGTCATCGATAGTCATACCAGATGCCGCGCCCGTTGCCAAGGTGCCGGAAGCGGATGCGGTAGCTGCGACTGCGTCAGTTACCTGCACAGTTACGCTGGACGTGAAACTTGGGTTAGATGTGACGCCGCTGAATGCACCACCCGGAACGCAAGCTACGGGCGTACCGTTTTGCGTATTGAACAGGATGCCGGACGGTAAGCTGCCGCCAGTGATTGCCCAATTGTACGGGCCGCTCGGCCCGGTGAATTGGGTGCCGCCCTCAGCCAGCACTTGATAGAAGTACGGCTGACCCGGAATGATTGCCGGGAATGGCGGAACGTTGACAATGCGCAGCGTGTTGTTGATGTTCAGATTGATGATTGCCTGAACCGTAACAGTCGGGGTCTCGCTATCAGTCAGATTGACTACGATGTTCTGGTTGTAAGCACCGACTGCTGTGGTGCCGGAAAGGACACCAGCAGACGACAGCGTAATGCCTGTCGGCAGAGCCGGGGACGTAATGTCCAGAGCCCATGTGTACGGAGGTACCCCGCCCGTTCCTTGGAACGTTGCGAAGTACGGCTGACCAGTCACGATGGACGGCAGTGAAGTCGTCACAATCGTGAGCGGGTTGATATAATCGACCGTCAGGCGGTAGTAGATGTACGCCGACTGCGAGTTGGCGTTTGTCGCCGAAATCCAAATGTCGAAGAACCCAGCCTCAGTTGGGGTACCGGACAGGATCACGTTCGGCGGTGTATTGGCGTCGAACGAGAACGTCATACCCAGAGGTAGACGACCGCGATAGGCGGACGCCGCCGTCAGCGGGACAGGCGAAGTGGTTGGAAGCGTGATACTGCCATACGCTTGCAAAATCTGAGCCGAAACCAAGTTCTGCGTCGAGAGGTTGAATGCGCTCGCCTGTGTATCCCAAGTGATAGTCACGGTGCCGTGAATCGTACCGGAAGCATCCACATACTCGATCACGCTGGTGGGTGTTACCGCCACGCCAACCAACTGACCGTAGATCAGGCTGGTATTGGCATCGAGCGAAAGACCCGGAGGCAACTGAGAGCCTTTCTGAACACGTGCAGTCCAGTTGATGTTCTTGAAGATATTTGGAGAGTTAAACCACGGTTTCTGCGGGTTCAAACCGACCGCATCGCCAACGATGTACGGACGAGTCTGAATCGCTACCTGACCAATATCTCCGGCAACACCGAGGTCATCGTGTGCAAGCAAGGTGTACTGACGAGTCAGGGTAGCTGCGAGCGTTGCACCCTGTTGAATAGCGAGCGGAATGAAGACTTCGGAGTTGTTGAAGCTCGTCGGAGCACCAGCCGTCGAAACAATAGGAGCCGATGGGTTCGTGTTGTTGAGTGAAACCACCAAGCCGTTGCTTGGCAGCGGCGGATTGAATGTGCCGATGGAGTAACCCGCACCCGGAGGGGTGATGGGCAACGGCACGGACGTAATGTCGTTCTCAGTCCAGTAATGATCGAAATACGCAGTCTCCTGCGTCGTCGATCCGGCACCGATACCGATAACTGCAATCGGAGACGCAGCGTTGTAGTTGAATTGCTGAGCCAAGGTTTGAGGGCTGACAGGATTGCTATCGCGCACCGTCACGGTAAAAGTATGTCCGCCAGTCTGAGCCGGGGTCGGAGCGGCCATGATTTCAATCTGACCGTCAGCAAGCTGGAATGGACGAGACAGCAACACCGTCAACAGCAGCGTTGTCGTGAGTGTGTTACCCAACGTGTCCGTAACCTGAAGACCAACTGTCCACGAACCGAAGCCGGGGAAGCTGAAAGTCAATAGCGTGTTGGCACCGCTGCCGAGGAGCGAGGCTCCCGGCATCGAGGTTGTCGCAGGATCGATTGCCCATGTCGCCACGGGATTCGGGCCGACCGCACTGAGCGGGATGATCGTCTGACCAACATACGGAGCCCAGTAGTTGACGTTGGGCGGAATTTGCGCCGAGTTTATAGCAATGGCGATGTAGTTGTTGCCGCCACTGGAGACCACATCACCCACGAGGTAGGTGAAACCAGTATTCCACGCAGCCGGGTTCGTGATATTCGGGGTTGCGTATTCCTGATTCTGTGTCAGGATTTGGAAAATCGTTGGATCAGCGACGGTAATCGGAATCTTAACGTTCGCCGAGTTCGCCGGAGTCGCACTATCGATCACGACGAAACGAGTCTCGTATTGCCCAACCGCAATGCCAGTCGTACCAAATGCGAACTGATTTGCCAACGCCTGCGGGGTGATCGTACCACCAGAACCACGGAACGGTGGGAAGTCCAGCGAAGTTTCCGCAGCGAGGGCGAAGGTATACGGCGGCACGCCGCCTGCGGCTGTCAGTTCGACCAGAGTCGAAGCAATGTTGTGAACGACATCCACATCAATCGGATTGATGATGGTCAAGCCACTGCCGACCACGCCGTCATCCACAAAACTGACGAGTGTGTAGGGAGAGAATCCACCGAAGACCGGGACAGTCAGTTTGAAGTCCTGATCGCAATAGATCGTGGGCTGATCGACCTTACCAGCGTAGCCGAGCGTAAGGGCTTCAGGCAGCAACGAGATGCTGTAAGTGCGCGAAGCTTTGGCACCGATGGAGTCGGTGACCTGAACCGTCGCAGTAAACAGGAAGCCTGTCGCGAAGTCAGAAGTCGAGTTGTACGTGCAAGGCACGCCGGACAGCAGACCCGTATTCGGGTCGATGATGATGCCGATTGGCAAAGCGCCTGCGGCGATGTTCCATGTGTACGGAGCCAGACCACCGACCGTCGAACCGCCCACAGCGTTGCCGAGAGTCATCTGATGGTTGTATGGAGTACCGACTGTGGCATTCGGGATCGATGTATCCGCGATCAGCAAGTCAGTCTGGACAAGCATGGTCAATGTAGTTTCAGCAATGTAGAACGGCGTGCTGGAATCCTGCACAGCAAAGTTGATGGAGAAAGTGCCCAATTGCAGCGGGGTGCCGCTGAGTACACCGTTGACGCTCAGTCTTACGCCCGGAGGCAGCGAGTCGCTAAACCAGATGTACGGCTGCGTGCCGCCATTATTGGTTTGAAGCTGGAATTCCGCCATCGGCTTGCCGACTACGATGTTACCCGGCAGCGCAGTGGTTGTGATCTTAACCGGAGTTGCTGACGTGGTTGAAGTGACCGTGTTGATATACACCGGGGTGATGAATTCGAGAGCTTTCGGACGGCCCTCAATCGGGAACACGTCGAAGGCACCTGTGCCGAGTAACGAACTTGCATTCGAGAAGCGGGTGTCGCCAACAACGAGCTTGAGTTCATTGGTCTGAGTGTCGCGAACAACGCCGCGAGCAACCACTAACCAAGGATTCGGTGTCACCGTTCCGCTCGTGGCGTCCACAATCTCGAAGCCCTGCGCACCGCCGATACCGAGTGTGCCAGTAAGAGCACTCTGAATTGCCGCTTGTGGGTTGAATTCTTGATCGAGCACGAACAACTGGAACGTGCGTTGACGGAGCAGCACAACCTGCGGAATGTATCCAACCGAGTTGTATAGCTTACGGGTCTGTACGATGATTGGCAAACCACCAGCCGTCTGGAACTGTTTTGCGACGACCGAAGAGGACAATGGCAGCCAGCCAGTTGTCGTATTGTCTGGGAAGACGATCTGCCACTGATCCGCACCTGTATATGTCGGTTGCAGCGTGATATTGACGGTCTGACCGAGTTCGACAGTCGTGTTGTCGAAAGTGACATCCGTCGATCCAATCGCATTCGGGAACTGAAGGTTCGTAACTGTACCGTTGAATTCCCACAGATTGCTGTTCAACGCCTGTGTCGTGTCGTTGGACAATCCCTGCATATTCAACTGGTATGTGCCGGAAGTCAGGATCGTGTTGTAGACACGGCTCGATTCCGTTTCACCAGCATTCAGAGCCGCTGGCTTGAACGTGATGACCGGGGCTGATGGCGGGTTGATAGTGGTGATGTTCCAACCCTTGTATTGATCGTAAGTGCCATCCGGCCCTACGAGCGGCTGGAAGTTCAACGTGAAATTGAAATTTTCATCGATCAGGCCGACAGCGGGGGCTGACGGGAGTTGTCCGGTTGTCGAAGCGGAGCTTGAAATGACAATGATCGGCACGCCGTAAGATGTGCCGTAGAAACTGGTGCCATACACGCTATAGACGCAAGTACCGATCTGCGTGACGTTGTAGGTCGTATCGCCCAGTACGTTGTAAATCGGAGTTGCGGACGGCGACTGGAGCAAGTCCAAAGTCTGCGCGTTCCCACTCGTTGCCCAATTGATTGTGAACAGCGAGTTGTCCGGGATGTTCTGTACGTTAGCTGCTACTCCGGAAACCACCAACGGAGTCTGCACCGTGGACACGGTCAACGTAATCGTTGGCGTGTAACTGCGCTGGAAACCTGACGCAGTCATTGAAATCTGGAACGGGTACGAACCAGCCTGCAAAGCGTTGCCCTGAAGCTGGAAACCACCACCGACCTGCTGGATAAATAGACCGTCAGGCGCACCTACGAGTTCCCAGAGAACCGGGCTGACCGGATTCTGGTAATTCGGAGAGTTCGGATCGTTGTTGATGGCGACCAGCGGAACTGGGACAATGCTCGAACCTGTATTCGAAGCAATCGCGGTCGGAATCGTGTGAGCCGGGTTACCGTCCGTAGTGCCCAGTAACGGTGCGGCACCATTCGCGAGGAAGAGCGCCTGTGCGTAGCCCAAACGACCCGCAACCGAAGATGTAGCAAAAGCCTCAAGATTCCACTTGTAGCCGATCAGCGAACCTGTCGGGAACGTGATGGGCACCGTGACAGACGGGGTCGTCGAATTCAAGACGATGTTGCTCGGAGCAGCAATCGTAGGTTCCAACGCCGAACCCTTGGTCACCGTGAAAGTGATGGTGATATTTTCACCACCTGCAAGTTCCGCAACCGGGGTCGAGAACGTAGCATTGATCGTATCGCCCGTGTAACCCTGCTCGGCTGCCGCACTGAGACCAATTTTGACCGCATTGGTGCCAAGCCATGTCGTGCCGCCGTTATAGACGTAGAAGTCTGTAATCGGAATAGAGAACGTATCCAGAGGGTTGTTCAAATGGTCTTGAACTTGGAGTGTTGCCGTAACTTGAGTTGCACTTGCGGCACCCGATACCGAGATTGCCAATGTTGGGATGGTGCCGTTCGCAGGGATCGAGCCGGACAATGCACCACCGACAACGTTGACCGTACCACTGGTTGTGGTGATGGTGTATAGATAATTCAAACCCAGAGGATCAGCGGTGAGCCCTTGCAGGTAATGAACCTGAGAATCAAAGTAGACCTGACCTTCGGTCGGACCTGTGGTTTGATCGGTATAAACGTTGATGCCTACGTCAAGCGTACCCGCTTTGATCGTGTTCGATTTGTAAGTCAGCGTCGTCTGGAATGCACGATCCGGCTCATCATAGAACGAACCCACCTGATAGGCAGCAATCGGAATCGAAACCGTTGCGGGGCTGCCACTGTCAAGCGTAATGCCGCCTGCGAGGGCAGTATTCGAACCGAAACTCGGATCGGTAACACGGAACAACAGATTGTTCTGCGAGCCCGTAATCCACTTCAGTCCGGGCACCAAAGCGTTCAACGGAGCAGCCGGGGACGTGAAGCCCTGCATCAAGAACTGAACTGGACTGGCTGGTGAACCGAACAGACCCAGCGGATTGATGACCACGTCGGCAACTGTGCTATCGTATGACTGTGCCGTGATGGTCGAGCCGCTGACCGTCAGGTTCGTATTCGTTGCGGTCGCAACATGGGTTTCGACAACAGCGGAGGCGTTATTCAAAGTCAGCGTAGTAGCTGTTGAAGCAACACACAGAAATGTTCCATTATTTGCGGAAGTTACAAAACCTAAGACTGCAAAAGAATCCCCCGCGAATGCGTTGTTTGCACCGCCAGTAATCGTACCCGTGTAAACAGCGGTTGAACCGACCGATGTGGCGACGGATGTCAGTTGTAAAGAGGCATTAGGTGTGAGCGACAAGGATAACGGGGTCTTGACTTCGAGGAAAATCGGATAACGAACCGTGGTTGCACCATCGGTCGCCTGAATGTAGAACTCGTAAGGAACCGCTTGGAATGTCGCAGTCGTGAAATTGATGGTGCAGATTGTGTTCTGTACGCCGGAAATGACGATTGCGATCCAAGATGGGGCATTCACCAATGACCAAGTGATGCCTGCGATCTGCCCTGCACCCGTCAATGTGCCGAGTGTGCCGGACTGTTGAGAAGCGACACGTACTGACAGACCGCTACCGCTGGTGACGGGCGGCGTCGGATTCAGAGGCAGCACCAAGTTCGGTTGGTGCGTAAAGTTCGGTGTTATTCCCAGTGCCATTGTTTATCCTTACAACTGCGTTACGATGTTCGAGGAGGAGTCTGCCGTGACGCCGCCAAGGAACGGATTCGTTTGTACTGTACGTGCCAAGGTTGAGTTCGCTTCCAGCACCGCTGAACCAGCCGTCTGGAAGTCTGCCGAGACCGTGATGTTGCTGTTTAATTCAGCCTGAGCCACAACAGTAGTAGCCACGATATTTGTTTCTTCCAAATTGCTGGTGTTGTGGCTTTCCAGAACCAGACTCGATCCACGCTCAGCAATATAGAACGGGCCGGGGTTGGCTCCAGCGTCCACAGCCAGATTGATGCTGTTCGCCGTCAAAGTCGTGCCGCCCGTGATGATGAAACCCAAACCGGAATCCGGTAGCTGGATCAAACCGCTGTCCAAGATTACGCCACAAGCTTCTTCAAACGACCCGGCTTGGAGGTTATCCACGAAGCTGCAATTGACGAACTGAACGTCTGCGTTCTTCGCCTTAATCGCCGCGTTCGCACCGCCACTGAAACCAACGAACTTAATGCCGTTGAAAATGCAGCGGCTTGTGTCTGTGTAGAATGCATACGTCGGGCCGTTACCGAATCCAGCGAAGCCTGTCGCATCGATGGTGATCTGATCGTTGGTCGGTGCTCCGGACTGAATTGAAATGACCAGACGACCTTCGTCATGAATTACACGGGACAAATTAGCCAGTGCGTAAACAACCGAACTTTCGCTCACGCCGTCTCCCAACGCAATTTGCTCCATGTTGTTCTGGAGGTTTTTGATGAGATATGGTGAGCCGTTGTCGATAAGTTCGATGACGCATGGGTGACGGAGCACTGGAGGCAACTCAGCAACAGCCGACTGAATAGTCAGCTTCGCTGTGCTCGGTGTCAAACCAGTGTTGTTATCGTTGCCAGTGTTGTTATTCACATACAGCGTGATCGGAGCAATCGTAGACTGCAAATTCTGTCCCAAAACTGTCTTGACTGTCGGGGACGCAATCGCAAAACCGATGTGCGGAATTGCCGTGGCAAAACCACGTCCGCCTGTGGCGGTTGAAATCATACGGATCGTCTTGCGAGTGTCTTTGTTCATCGGCGGAATGAAATCATTCGTGTGCAATGGAGCTAAAAACGTATGCTCTACGTTGTTCACGCGCATGGCGACGTAGTTAGAGTCGAAGAACGAAGCCAGCGGCTCATTCGTCAGAGTCGCGTCATTCCAACCGGACTGCTTGGGAAGCATCAAGGCAATTGGCAGTTCACGGTTGTACGGGTAAATGTCCTGCAAACCGACAATCGGTGCCGTGCCTGTGCCGTTGGTCGTAATGAGTGCGTTGTCTTCCGCGTGTACGAATTCGTAATCGCGATTCAACACGGCCTCACCCTGATATGGAACGTAATGAGATTGCACGACCAGATAAGACGCTGGATCGAATGCCGGAAGAATCGAGCCGACGAGGAAGAACTTGCTGGTAGTCAGATTGCCCGGAGCAACGAGGGTGATAATTCCGTTGCTGAATGTTGCACTCTGCAACTGAACGGCATTGAGGTTGCCCGTGTTGTCCGAAACCCAAAGCAGACGATTCGCGTCATCACCAGCCACGCCTTTGATTTCGCAGCCATTGGAATCGAGGATGATCGTGGTTGTATTTGCTGTGGCGTCATAACCTGCCTGTGTGATTGGGTTAGGCTGAATCACGCTTATGCGCTGATCTATCGGGAAGTTCGGATCGGTGGTGTAGTTACCCATCAGAACCGTCTCTTCCACCTGCGTCACGCCGCGAACCGGAGCATTGTATGCCAACTGCGCCGTGTTCTGAGCAAGCACGGAAGCAATCACCGTAGTCGGTGCCACACCCTGAATAGTGAAGATCGACTGGGTGCCGTTCATGACGCGGGACGAGATCGTCAAATTGGTTCCTGTGTTCGCATCCCAACAAGTCGTAACGTACAGACCGTCCACGTTCTCATTTAGATTGATGCGATCAATAACGAAGGTTGTGATCGTGTTACCGCCGACCGTTTGCTGCGTGCCGGAAGAACCCGGAATTGACAACCAAATCTTGGTGCCGAAAATGATGTCCGAGTATTCCGGACTGACCGCCCATACCTGAAGTGCCTGCAAAGCATTTTGTGGAGCTTGCGCCTGATATTCCGAGATGCCGTACACGGGCATCGTGATGCCAGAGATACTGTCAAACAGAACGCCGCCATCCACCACGTAGGGAACTTGATGCAGGTCGATGCCAGAACCAGCCGGGTACTGGACGCCGATAGTGGCGTAGAGGTTGTTGGTGCCGGGATCGAATTGGGTGCCGCCCAGAGCCTTAATTAACTGCACCGTCACCGACTTGGAACCCAGTCCATTGATCGATACCTGACCTTGAAGCAGTGCCGCAGGGGTAGTAAATCCTGTAACGGAATCTGTGTGCAGCGCCGTCACCGTGATCGTTGAAATCACAGCGTTAGAGGACTGTGGCAGCGTGATGGTGAATGAGTCACCTTGTGGCGGACCACTGACCCACGGCGATCCGTTGGTACCGAGAGATTTCTGATTGATCGAGATCGCCTGCGTGGATGTATAAGTACGCACGTCGCTGCTGAAACCGTTGGCGAATCCATCCCATGTGCCGACACGATCCACGTTGGTAGAAACGAAAGTCGTTGGAGCCATCGCAGTGTAGTAACTCAAAGCCGAGCCTACAACCTCAGGCTTGTTGCCCGGTGCTTGACCGCGAGACAGAGCCAACTGCGTCTTACCCTGTACAAGGTCACCGAACCCATTGCGGCAAAGCAAATCCATATCCCAGCCGACAAGACTCGAAGTAGAGCGAGTGTCCACAACATTGTCAGGAAGAATCTGATCGGCAAGACGTGAGTCGTAACGACCCGACAGGCCGGACGAAAGCATACCATTCACCGTACCCGGAGGAGCCGGGAAGGGTGGATTGGGATCGGCGCAACCCAGCGGGTTGTTCACGATGTCGAAGTATCCACGGTTGCGCTGGAAGATAACTGCCAGCGGGAATGCGTAGCTGTAGCCGTCCATCGTGCCCAATGAGTTGTTGACATTGCCATCGCCTGCACGCCACACGCCCGTGTCGCCATTGATCGATCCCATGTTCGTGAACTGATAAATCGTCTGCTGGATCGGATTTGGGTTGGTGGTCTGTGCGTACACGATCTCGGTCGGAAGTGCGCCCGGATCGAGACCGTACTGATACTTCGTGAAATCATAACTGACCGCGACGGGCTGGATGTTGATGTTCCATTGGATTTGCGCACGTTCGGTAGTGAACAATCCTTGGAACGGATCAATGCTGTCATCAGGAATCAGGTTGGCATTTGTGGTCGCCGGACTGATGCCGCCATACGGGAAAAAGTAACGCAGCCCTGTGTTGATGTCGGTGTAATAACCTGCTCCGGTGGTCGGATTCAATGTCTGGTACCACAGTTCGACAAACGCGATGTAGATGTTGCAGTCCTGAGAGGTCTGCCCCAGTGCCCAGAACTGAGGTTGCTGATTCGGGCCGAGCACAACCTGATTCTTGGTCAGATCGGTGGAGTCTTGTCCGGCGATGGTGATGACCTCGCCACGGAAGAGGATGTCGAACGCTGGAACCACGAAACTGCTTGGAGCCAGAGGCGTGAACTGAAATGGTGTGTACGTCAGGCAGCCGGAGGTCGTTGTGTCGTTAAGAAGTCGCTGACGTTTGTAGCTCTGAAGGTCTTGGGTAAGGTTTATGTCGGCGTCAGTGATTTGTTTGTCGTGAAGTGCGACAACCGTAACCAGAGCCTTGTTCGTCGGATCAAGTGTCCGGCTGACGATTCCGGGGTAAGTGATCTGCGTGTCGAAAGTGTTGCTTGCCATTCGTTATGCCTTTGCCGACTTTTTGTTTGCCTGAAAGCTTCCGGCTCTCAGCAGAAAATCAATGAACCCCTGATATGACATGTCCGACTTCGCGTGACTGCATATCTTGCAGCAGCTAACCACGTTGTCAGCGACGTAGCCCCGGCTGTTTTCCTTCCGGTCGATGCCGTTGTAAGCGAAGGTCACGTTCGTCCATTTCACGATCTGAAGAATTGAAGGCTCAGCACCGCAGTAATGACAATTGCCTACCAGCAGCGCATTTGCTTCATCCTCGCTCAATGACCATTCAAGCCCCCGCTTCCCGGCGTTGCTTCTATACCGGGAAAGTACCATGTTCCGAAGAACGTAAAACGGGGCACTGTACTTTCGCCGCAACTCGCGTCTCAAACAGCCGCAACTTCTGGTGCGCCCACGCTTTAGGGCGTCATAGGCCACGACTTTTCGAGGACTGCCGCAGTCGCACTGGACAACCGCATCTGATCCGATACGCTGCCAAATGACTAGGCGTCCGAACCTCTCCAGTTTCGGCATCTCTACCATAGGGGTCGATAGTTCGAATTTCTCTTCCGACCGATAAAACAAAGTCGAAGCCCGAATTTTGGCTACCTCATTCCTTAACAGAGGCACCATGGCATACGACTATCTCGATCAGGACATCATCGCAACGGCGCTCATCCAGCCTTACGATAACGACAGCTTTTACAATCCCGTCGTGAACCTGCATACTGGATTCGCGGTGGACGGGACGCACTACACGAACGGGGTGCAGGATGCTGGTCCGGTTTACGCCTCGTGGTACACCGAGTTCGGAACACCCAATGACCCATACCGGGACGATCAGGCAGTATTCCCCACCTATGGTTTAATACTGCTCTCAAAGGTCTCGATGGTGATCTTGGATGAAACGACTCCGGCAACGAACGCCAACCAATTGAAGCTCTGGATGCAGTTCCTCCTGTCAGACAACTTCATGTTGGCAAACAACTTCAATAGCTCTCTTCAGGGCTTTACCCCTTCCGGACTTGCTTACGCGGATGGCATCGTCTCAGTCATCTACACGCCCGATGCCGGGAACCAGTCGCCGAGCAGCCCTCCGGTACCGACCGATAGCGCACAGTCCACAATGGTGGTAAGTATCGATTTCTCAACCGATAGCGCCTATCTCGACGTAGCTTTGTAAATTTCCGGATTCTTCCACTAACTTCCAGATTCTCTTAACAGAAGGGATTGAAGGACATGGCACTCACCGACCAGCAACAACTCGAACTTTGCGTTCAAATCACAGGCTCATTTGAGGGCGGCACGCCCCACTACACGGACCTCACAGGCAATCAGGATGGGCAGGGGCTCTCCGCAGGCGTCCTCCAGTGGAACGCCGGACAGGGTACCCTCCAAAGCCTGCTCGTGAACAACATCGCCCCCAAGATGGGTTGGGACAAGATGCAGACCTTTTTCAAGTCCGACATCCACCACTTCGCCATGCTCCGGGGACAAGACGCCATTCAATGGTGTCTGGATCACTACATCGAATCCGGCTCAACGCACGTCGCGGCAGCGGCGGCTCAGTGCTGGACTGCGATGCTCGGTCAACCGGAATCGGTAGCCGGACAAGTGGAAGCCGCCAAGAACTGGCAGTTGATGCGTGCCAACAAATTAGCAGCGCAGTACGCTCCAGACTTTCCGGGCTCCAGCCGCGTGCTGGCTTTCTTCTTCGATGTGGTAGTTCAGGAAGGTGGAATGATTACGCAGCACGGCTCAGTACAGCCGCTCCCGGCTGGCAGCGATCCTGACTGTTCCGCAGCCCTGCAACTGGCTCAGGCTAACAGCCCCCACACCCAAGCGATTTGGCAAGCAGCCACAGGCGGGGATCGACTGGCACGTTTGCTCCTGTACTACGGCTATCAGCGTGCGCTTTTGGGGAATCCGACCTACTTGTGGGATGCGTGTTCTCGACGTGGCTCGATTGCCTGTCGAGGCGGGATCGTGCACAACACGAAGGTGGACTTTACTTCGTTGCTGGATTAAGCGACCGTTCCCACTCACTGATCTCGGCATCGACAATGCCGATGTCAATCGCGTGCTCTTCTTGAAGACGCTTACGGTACGATCTCAATTCATTGATGCGGGTCTCTGCCTGAATTCCGGGCATCTTGTCCTTGCGATACGCCCGTGCAAGACAACGGCCTAACGCACAATCCGGGCAACTGATGATGTCCTCTCCCGATGCACTGGTGAAGTTCAATTTGCAACGTTCACAGACATAGTCGTACATGGTGACGCTCATAGATTCCTCTCGTACACGGGCGGACAAATGAGTCAGTGGGTGATCCTTACCGAAAAAGTCAGTCAATACGTCGCCTAGATCGAAGGGTCTGTCTTTCACGGAAGCGGCCCGCCTGCTTCGGCACGAACTCGATTGGTTTCCTCGCGATCTTCAATGGCAGCGAGTTCGTCGGCGTTCGTGGCTCCAGTTCGAGGATCAGGTTGACGGACGGTACGAGCCATCGCTTGAAGCTGCTCATCGGTGTAATGCTGAGCCTTCTTGACAGCGAAGTCGTTGAGGTAATAGAGGGCTTGCCCCTCTTCCGGGTCAATGCCCCCTGCTGAGTATCGCTTGATGACCAACTGCAAATACTCGTGCAGGTCATCGGGTAATTGAATCACGACCATTTCAACAATCCTTTCGAGCTAGATGAGCGGCACTCCGTTGCACCCACATAACGAAATCCTCATACGACATATCGCTTTTCGCTCGATTACACACGTGACAGCACGGAACAACGTTGGTCTCGGTGTAACCAATCGAGTTCTTAACTCTGTCAATACCATTGTAAGTGAATTTTCCGGATTTCACAACATAGGTTTTGAGTGGCTCCACTCCACAGTAATGACAGGGGCTTGCAGTGAGAACATCGAACTGCTCCGACGTTAGCTCCCAAGACAATCCTCGGTTCTGCGCTGAGCGAATGTAGTTTGCCCAAATTTGATTTCTCGCCCGTACTCCCGGTTCCAGCAAGCGATTGACTTTCCGGCTTTCGGCCCAAAGGCACCCGCAGCTTCGGGTTCTGCCTTTACGTAGTGCACTTCCCGGCACTACCTTTTCAACACCGCAGGCGCAGAGAACTCGCCATTGAACTTCGCCCCACGGCGAATCCTCGCTCCTGCTAAGGACGGTAAGTCTTTCGAACTGCTTCCCAACGAGATCGATAAATCTACCCATACATTACAATACTGGATAGTCGATCAATTACTACTCCTGCTGGAGAATGGGAAGAGTAGTCGGCGTATTGAGAATCGCCGGGTCGAGATTTGTGGCGACAAAACCGATCTGCGGTGCCACGGGCTCTTCTGGCGTAAAGTACGCTTTCAAGGTCGTGGAAGGTTCAACGCCAAGGTTATGAGACACGTTCTTTGACCATGTACGCCACTTGGTCGCATACAGTTTGGCGACCGACTTGATGGTCATGTTGCGTCCGTAGTATTTGGACTCCCCGGCAGCCATCTTGGTCAGGTTCGACCGGAGCGCGGCGAAGCCAGCGGCGTCATTTTTGAAGATCACGTAGCCCTGACGGTTTACGCCGATCTGTCCCGGATAACGCACGCCCTTCTTGAAGGTGCGGATATCGCCGGGGTTGTGGTAGCGGGTGGGGACGGCTCCCTTGACGCCGAAGCCTTCGGCCTTCCCGATTGCGTGTGCAAGAGCGTCTACCTTCTCAGAATCAATCTGAGAATGGCATGGCAGAGCAACAACAAGCACGATGAACAATGTCGCTAAAAATGCCCATAGTTGTTTTGTCATCGGTCTATTGTACCTCCGATACTCCTATTCTACCAGTGAAATGTACGATAATGTTTAGCTCCTAAAATGTTGACGGCGAAGGGGTTACCTTCGCCGTCCTGAAATGTCGTTCATTTAGGGTACGATAGTCGGAAAATTAGGGCGATTTTTTACTAACCCCTTTGTTTAGAAGAGGTTAGATATGCGGGTTGGGATGTGCGGCTCGTACAAAAAGGTGTCCGTAGCGATCACGCGACCAATGCAGATGATCCAACCGACCGTGGTCAGAAGGGGATCGAAGTCTTGCGTCAGAGTGCCGTCCGCAGCCACATAGAGCAGACCGCCGACCGTCCAGCCCGTGTTCGAGACTTGGAAGACACCGCCGTAATTGGTGCCGACCGGAACCGTGTCGCCCTTGGTCGCCGGAGCCAGCGTGACACCATCCGGATATGGTGCCAACGGCACACCCGTGGCGTCGATAGCCAGAACTGCCTGCCCCTGCGTCTCAGCCCCGGTGTATCCGGCGTGCCCCAGCGGAGCCGCCCCGGTGAAAGTTGTCCCAGTTACCGCCGTAATCAACAGGACGTACCCGTTCAGGAACGTCGCGGCACCGAGATTCTGGAGCAGGATATACTGTCCGACCGAGAAACTGTTCGCAGCGGTGATGGTCGCTACGTTGCTGCCATTGATCGACACATTGGTGATTGCCGGGATGACCGGGTTGACCGGAAGCACCCCACCATCTGGCTGAATCGCGACCGCCGACAGGGTAGCAAACGTACCGTCCGCTTCAAAATTCTTACCGAGGGTAGCGACCGAACTCGGAAGCTGCTGCGGGACCGTATTGGTGGAACTCTGGATCATCCCGAAATAGCTGCCGATCAAAATGTTCTGCGAAGACGGCAGATCGTGGCTTGCGAAAACTTGAATCACGTCTCCGACTTCCGCGAT